AAATTAATATATGCTGTACTAGCTTCAAAATCAATAAACTCATCAGGTGAGATACCTGGTATGATAGCAAGCTCATTAACAAAGTGTTCATCTACATCTACATATTTTGATTTAATAAATAGTATTAGTCTTAACAGATTAACAGATGTAATTTCACCCAATAATTGTTTATTATTTTCATTAAACGTTTTTACAAATGAATCTAACTGAGCATGTGTTAAAATCCCATCAAATTCTAAATCATCATGATCTATTAAAGGGAGCCGTTCAATATCAAAAATACCGCTGATTATCTTATCTGCATCTATACCTTCAATTTTCGCACCGGGTAATTGATTCTTTGTTTCATCTTGTAAATCTATCTTAGATGGAGTACCCCTGTGTTTGTGTATATCAATCTCTTGTTTAATTATTTCTTTAAAACCAATTAATTGTCTGATATTATTGTTAATATTTGTTACAGCAGCTTGTCCTGTCGTAATTTCTGCTAACAGAATGGCAAAATCGCCTAATTCGGTGCTGCTATAAGCAAAATCCACTATTCTATCTTGTGGTGTAGAACCTCTTAAAACTGCATATATCTTTACAATTGAATTTGGAGGCAAACCGTCTAAAGATGCAGGAAATGTTGTTTCTGAACCGATATATCTGATTATACCTAATCCTGGACTTATAGATACAGAAATACCATTTTCAGTTGTAAAACCATTATCTTCTACAATCCAACCATTTATCACACCACTACCAAATATAGAAAAAAGAGCATACAACTGCTTATCAATAACTAAAAACCTGTCAATTTCACGTTGTACATTAAGCGGAGCGTCTAGCTGATCGCCAAAATCAAATATAGCTAAATTGTAGTGCGGTGTAAAACTTGCCATTATTGACCTACCGTACAATTACCAGTGCATGTTGATCCAAATGTTGCACCTCTAAAAGATCCTGCCAAGTTACGTACCTGATATCCTGCACCTTCATTACGTCTTTTTCGAACATCTGTAAAATAAGTATTCATATTATCATTCATTTCAATCATATTATTGATACGATTTCGCATTCTAGCAGCTTCTAATAATTGTCTGGATTTATTCATAATTATTTATATATTAAGGGTTTGTGCCTGTTTCTATACGTGTATTGATAGCAAATAACCATTCTGCTTCAATAGTATTCCACCATTTATTTTCTTTCGCATTTATAGTAGTATCGACCTTCATTACTCTTGCTAATTGTCCGTCGAAAGTTATCAAATCCAATGCTCTTATTGGTAAACCGAACGATTCAAAGTTAATAACTAAAGGAGGTCTTCTCATTGCAGCATAAAAGTCTACACTTGCTTTGGCTGACTCATAAGAACCCAAAATACCATCCTTAAGATAAACAGATTTCAAATAACCTACGAAACCTTCTTGAGTTGGATTTTCTACAGAGGTCCAATCTACATCATCTACCCAAATAGGAGTACCATCTGGTGTGCTGGTCAAAATCTTAACATGATTAAAAACATCACCAACCGTTCGTTGCGCTCTTATTGCATTATAAACCATTTGTCCTTGACTTAAATTAGGATTAGTAGTATATCTCCACAAAACATCCTGTAAAATCAAGCCATTAATCGAATTCAAAACAGAAAAATCAAAATAACTCTCATGGTGAGCTACACCATGAGAATCAAAAAAGAAACATTTTCCCGCTTTCTGCGATAAAGTAAATATTGCATCATATAATGTTGTTCCATCTGAAAATTTAAAGAAAGGTTGGGAAATCTTTGAATAAGCATCTGGTAAAGCGAATGTTTGTACCGGAACCAATCTACCATCTGGCCCAACACCGAATCTCATTGTTTGATCTTGATACTGAGCAAATCGTGATAATAAAACCCCAGGATCATCGTTATTTCTATCTCTAAAACCAGCAAATTTTAAAAGTTCATAGACAGCATTTGTGTCTCTTACACCATCATAAAACGGGCTATTAAAAATACGGGATTCTTGTAGAACTTTTGTATAATCAAAAATCTGGCATTCCATTAATCTTTGTCCCATTTCTGCCATAACAGTACCGCCATAACATACTCCGGTAAACAACTTATAATATCCGGGTATTTTAGAATAATTACATCCATTTGATGCATCGCCCCCTGTTTCAGAAAAAGGATCTCTATATCTAACCCAGATTTCTATATAAAACGCTTTTTTTGCCAAACTTAAAATATATTGAGATTGGTCATTTTCGTAGAAAGCGCCAGGATTCAACAAAAATTTAATTGTCCCAGTATGCTCAATTTTAAAGAAATCTTGTGCAGACCAACAATCTGTATATTCCATAACATGTTCACTTACATCAACAGATTGAGATTCCCATCTAGTTGTATTGCCAGGATCTCCAACAAGTCTTATCATAGTCAATACAGGAGTAACACAATTGTCAACTCGCCATATATCTCCATCATTGCCATCATCAAACCCGCCATTAGCATCATCAAATATATGACTGCCTGGTTTTAATTCAACCTGCATCTGGAATAAACTCATTCTTCCACTAGGATCATCTTGTAACGGAAGCGAATGAACCGAAATGCTTGATGCTAATTCATCAGACTGTTTCTCTTTATAATGCAAATTGTCGTAAAAAAATAAACCTTCCGCCCTACGATTTGCTCTAATTGCTCCTTTATTTCCAACGGATCTTTCTACCCACATCATTATTTGTGCATCTTGTGTAAAGAAGCGCCTACGACCAGTCCCTCCTAACGGAGGTAAAAATTCATCCGTTGCTGTCAAAAGAAGCTTGTGTTCAGCATTAGCAGGTAAAGATAAATATCTACTTCTTTCTTCGTTACTATATACAGCCCTCAAACCTGGACCATCTGTAGTTGAAGTTTGACAAGCATCAAAAATTCCTTCTTCCACACTTCGAGGCGGAATTGTTAAAACTGGTGCAGTAGCATCTGGAGAGGCACCTGGAAAATAATGCAAGATTCCAAAAATAAAACCGGCATTCATATTCCCACCCCAAATCGTTATTCTTGCTCTCGGAACAACCATCATTTTTGTTTGAGAGAAACTTCGTGGGTTACTTCCCGAATCATCAATAATCGTATCTATACGGTGTATAATCCAAGGAGTAGATTTAAAATTTGGTCCTTCAAAGGTAACATGTAAATCTCCAAGATGATTTCGAACTGTTACCCTACACCAATCTGCTGAAATCAATTGCTGTCCTGTAATGGATGAACCGAATCCTGAAGTATTTTCTTCAACATTAACTCCATTAAATTCTCCTAAACGAGTTGTTGATCCATTACCTAACCTTACGCAGATAGGAGCGCCGCGTTGTGTTATAATAATAAAATAATTATGATCTGGATCCGCCTGACCAATTTCTATAATGTAATATGCTTGATCTCTTATATCATAAGTAGTGTTATCTAACATCTCTCGTCCATCATCCGTATAAGTAACAACTCCACGGTTGTCTCTTAAAAACATAGAATCACCGCATTGTGATCTTATTTCTCTTCCTGCAGTATTTAAAACATCTAATGCAGCATATTGGGAAATTTTAAATGGGGAATTTAAAAACGGATTATTAGTATCATTAATAGTTTTTGCAACATCTGGAGCAGCAGCCCTTTTATGAAAAGTAACAAAAAAATCTTGTCCTCGCATAGTAGGAGTTTGTTTAATTACTCTCCAATGAACTCCATATCCATTACAAGTGGTCCCAGATACTTGCTTAGGCATTAAAATACTCGTACTTAATGTATCTGGGGATTTTATATCTCCACTGTTTAATAATTCATATTGCCATATAGGAAGTGTACGACAATTAGTAGAATTTTCTCTAGCAAATGTTACATAATTACTAGGCGTTAAATATTCATCATCAAATACAGTTTTGTAAATTAAAAAACGTTGATATCGTTCATAAATTGGCAAACCACTTGAAAAAACGGCACGAGGAATAGAAAGTTTATCCAGTTCTATCCCTGCACTTGTTGAATTAGATGTCGGAGCAGCTAAAAACGTATGACGATTCACATATTGAATACGCAAAAATACGCCTTCAGAACCTGGATTTGCACTAATATTATCTTGTATAGATTGAGGATAATTACGAATAGTTTGCGCATTAAAAATTAATGCGTCATTCATAAATTGCGTTTTAACAAATGGACTTTTTCTATTAATAACACATTTTATTTCTGGAACACCAGAATTTACTGCAGGAGTTCCAGCACCATAACCAGGAAGGTTTACTGTAGGTGGAGTTTTATCTACAGGAATATCACGAACATCTTCTAATGCTATACTAAAATCGGTTCTAGCCATTTACTGTACTATCTCCATATCTTTTTCTTACATCTAAAGTCGGAATCATACCATTCAATGTAAGACCAAAAATGTTACCTTCTTCTGATCGATACAATAATCTCAGTATCCCACCTTCAGTTAAATACCCAACTGGCTTTGAATTTACATCAACAGCAAAATTCTGAGTAAACAAAGTAGGATCCTCGTAATAAAACTGTATTACTAATTCTCTATTCGCGTCATTTAACGGTAAACTGGAATCTAGATTAACTCTGTCCGCAATTTGTTGTTCAAGATTTCCAACTAAGAAAATGGGTAGATTCGATGATTCTCTTACTATCTCAATATGTTCTTTAATACCGTCATTTAAAGTATATTCCTCTTCACTTTGAGTATTTATATCATCAAAAGTAGTATCTCTAGGATAAAGAGCCTCATTATTAAATCTTCTTACAAAAAGGCATTGTTTATGAAAATAAAATAAATATACATCGTCATTTATAGAATCATATAAAACCTGCGGATTGTCTACCGATAAATCATCGACTTCAGGATCCTCATTAAACAAATTCTTATGAATAGGAAATCTTCTCACATCATAATACCAATGAGTTAAATTACCATCATTTGTTTTCCAACTTATTCTTCCATCTGAAGTACCCAAAACAACCCTGAATTTACTTCTGTTATCTTTATAGACAGCATAAGATCCTCCCTCAATGCTGACATCCATTTGTTCCCCTTCAAAAGCGTTTATATCACCGCCAAAAGCAAATCTTGGAGATGCAATCTCCCCCTTAAATTGCAATGCAAACACTGCTTTTGAACTTATATCTTCATCTATAAAAAATTGGTCTTTCTTTTCAGCCTGGACAAAATAACTCGTTTGCCTTCTTAATTGTTTTCCACCTTCTGTAAAATTGTCCAAACCCACATCCATTTTACTTCTTAAATCTGAAAAGTCAGTATTATCAGTGGTTGATATAGCATTTTGAAATTCAGTTAAAGAAGAAGCTGACATGCCAGCAATTTGACTTGCTACTTCTTCCATATTCTGCCGTATTGTACCGGATTCTGGTGGAGTGTATGATTGAAATTGATCCTCACAAACAAACCATTCCGTTGATATCCTTTTTACCATTAAAAATCTTCCATTTAGAATATAAAATAGGACAATCTCATTAGAATTCTTATTTGGTATTACATAAGGTAATTCTGCAGTCTCCCCTGCTTCTAATCTTATAATATCCCTAAATATCCACCATGTATTTCCCAAATCAGCAGACACAGAACAAGATATATTACCACTCGCTTCATCGTTATAAAAAACATGAATTCTGTTATAACCATCTATTGCAACAGCTGTTTGTCTTCCTTTAATAAGAAACGATTCTATTTTATCCCTTGTTGTATAAACCACATCTATAGAATTAATCTTTATTCTAGATAACATATTGCTATGTACTACTATTGGAGAACCACCATAGAATTTACCATCAACTACAATTCTGTGATTGCCTTGCTTATAAGGTAAAAATATGTTGCTAAGGACTTGATTAGAGCTTTTAAACTCTATAGCCATCATATTGTCTCCACCACCATTTAATTCTTGCCTACCAGTTTCTGTATCAGAAAGAATAGATGTTTGAGAAACAGTTATATCAAAAACTATATCCCTATATAAATTTTCTTCATCCATATCTGTTATTTCAAATGAATCACCAGTAATTTGAGGAACAATCCACGATCCTCTTGTGTAAACAGAATCAAACGTCAAAGGATTTCCATCAGAACCAGGTTGAGTACAAATAGATACTCTATCATTAGCAAACAAACCGCCTTCACTATAGTCTGGCAATTGTCCTGCAGCTAAACTATAACCAACGTATTTAAAATTATTAAATACAAATTCTCCTTTATTATGGTTCCCTGATAAAAACGGTCTTAAGCGACTTAATAATTGTTGAGAAATACCATTTGTAAATTGATAATAAGATAATGTTTCGCTATTTAAATTTTCAAAAAACGCAAATGACTCATCTCTATGAAAAGTATAATCAAACGACAACGAGGATTCAGGGGATGGAAAAGTTAAAGCGTAAATTCTCGATGGATTCTTTCTCAAACCGTTAGGTTGGAACATTTCTACAAATATTCTGGATTCTCTATTAAATTTATCTTGATAAAACGGAGTCGATAATAACCAATCTACTGCAAAATCTCCTGGCGGTGTAGGAATTAAAAACGACCATTTATTAAACGGATCATTAGGATCATACCATCCGCCAAAATCTTTAGGTCCAGAACAGGAAGCCGCATTCCAAGCTCTCGGATCAAAAGAATTTGCTCTTACTTCTTTAAATACTGCTGTAGATAAATCGAATCTTGTTTCGCGATTACCTGAAGCGATTAAATTATTCGTTACCAAATCAACATTTGGATACCCCACCCCAATCGCTCTATTAACTTTGCGTAAGGCTAGAGCAAAAATACGAGAATAAGGTATTTTTCTGCCATCCTGGACTAAACTATTAACATGTTCACTTAAATCAAATAAAGTACCCGTAAAATCTCGCTCTTTCATCCCATCGCTAAATATAATATCATTTAAATTGTTATCTATTAAATATTGATCAAACCATTCTTGATCTAAAATGTTGTTCCTTGCCAATATCAAAGAAGTAACAACCCTAACATCAGTTTCATTAACGCCCGATTCACCATTACGTCTAACTAAAACAATTCCGGTACTGTCTGCAGCAATCATTAATTCTGTTTCTAATGTTATCATTCCGCTTAATCGCCAGCCTTCTATGATATCCCAATTCCTATCTTCTTCAGGCACTGCCTCCGCTGTCTCAGTAAAAACCGAAAGTGGAACTTTTATAGAATCTAAATAAGCTTGGTCTAATGTCTTTCCTGCAGCATTTTCTTCTACATCTTTTTTTATTACACGCCATTTTACAGGATGATAATGATAGGATACTACATCTGACCTAATTGGTAAGATTTCGCTTCCTCCACCGCCAAATCCACCCGATGTACCTACCCCTGATCTGTCTGGCGTTTCAGCAAAAGTAGCAGTATGAACATTAAATTCTCTAAATAGCCTCTTAGTGGTTAAACAAGCAGTTACGTATATATCTCCATCTTTTCCACCATATGGAGATAAATCTACTTGAATTTTATTGGCTGTTACATCATTAAAGTTCAATACAGGCATTTGATCTGCATAAGGCTGTGGACTAATATCATCATTGTCAGCTCTAAACACATGTAATCTGCTATCTTTTAAAACTTTCAACAATAAATTTTTACTATCAAATACATTTCTTGGAGTTTGATTACCTTCCGCATCAAATAATGGAGGAACTTCTTCACCCTTATATATTGAACCGCCATCAATAATTAAACCGTCAAATACTCCATCTGCATCAGTATCACCAACATATCCATTTCTGGAATGTGGAGTTTCTAAAGGATCTCCTAATCTTGCTATCTGACTTTCATCTAACTCAATAGGTTCTTGAAAAGCACCTAAGACTGATACTATATAACCTGGCAATTCTATAATTCCATTATTTCTTCGTAGTTCTTCATTAACTCGAAAAATCATATTTATCTTAGTTTTTGAAGATAAAATTTGCCAGCATTGCCGACTTTTGACAGTCGATATTCCTCCTAAAAACGTTTGACTACCAAAACTAGCAGCAATAGATCCAGTACCTCCACCCAATCCAGAAAGACCAAATAAAGAACCGTTGTTTATATCTACCAACGTCTCATTTTGAGATTGGTTTCTAGAACGGAATAAAAATTCAATTTGAAGAGTGTTTGCTGGTAATATTATTCTGGTTTCTATCCAAACCAAAATAGGATCGCCATTTTCATCAAAAACAGGATTACCATCATCGTCTGTTAATTGAACTTGTTTGAAAGTTTGTGCAGCTTGTGGATTATTTAAATCAGCAGGAGATGGAGAATCTCTTTCTGGATATTCTAGAACTAATTTTCTATTAATAAATCCATAAGGATGTAAATCAGTTGTATTATAAGCAAGGAAACCCTTAGCTCGACAGAAAGCCATATTTTATCCGCAGACTTATTAAAGTTTATCAGTTCTGTCTATATAGCCAAAATTAGAAGCAATTTGTTGATTTCTAGCAAAATGTTTCTCTATCATAGCAGCAATTAAATCTTCTAATCTGTTTAAATTATCAAACTTCACATTAACAGCCAAATTTGGAATTCTATAGTTTAAAGTTGTTTGTTCTTTTGAACCACCTGTAACAGCTGGGGCAGAACTTGATACAGATGCTTTGTTAACCGTATCCTGTATTTTTGTTTCAATACCAGCAATCTGAGCTTCAAGCATCTTAATATGTTCTGATCTGTCCGTATGACTTTTAGATCTCTGGTCATTAACAAAGAAAGATCGTACATTCTCTACCCAAGAAGTTTGAGAATCAGTTTGCTTCAACTGAGTAAGATCCGATATCATCTGATTCTTCTTCATAGTCAACACATCCAATTGACTATCAAAACCTAAGTTAGAAGAAGTTGGTCCTTTTGGAACATCTTCTAAAAATGGTCCTTGTATTTTACCTTGCACAGGTTGAGATGCTGGTTTAGTAATCTGTTCAGGTGGAACTACCGCAGGCGGCTGATTACCTCTAACCTTACTTTGATCTATCGCAGCAGTAGGTAATGGAGGTGGTGTAGAAGATTTTATAGTTACATCTCTATCCCTTGCTTCACTTGCTGCTGCGGTTCCAGCACCTTGTGCTTCTGCTAATGCTGCCTGTCCTCCTAAGCCACCGGACTTGTAAATATTTTCTGCTTGTTGTTGAGCATAATTTCCAAGTTCTCCTGCAGCTAAATTCCCCCTTAGCATTTGTTCTGCAAGACGAGCCTGATCATCACCTCTACCAGTGGTGTAAGCTAAAGTTTCTGGACCCTGTGGAGTTAATTGACCTTCTCCATATGCAGAAAATTTAGTTGATTGGACTCTACCTGCCCGTTGTGTTAAATCTCCACCTGCATTTCTAACCGCACCACTTACGGAGGAAGTAATCATTTTAAAACTATTTAATCCAGCTGCAAGATTTTGTTCTTGCGTTATCATAATTTTAGTAAAACGTCCAGCCCCTGTGTTCATAGCACCAAGAGCGCTAATCCAACCATCTTTCAAAGCTCTTGTCTGTTCAGCCTCTTGTTGTTGTTTTTGAAGAATCTGACTTCTAAAATCTAAACGTTTCTTTTCCAGTTCAAGAATACTCTGTTCAGAACGCTTTCTTTGTTCTGGATCATTTGAATCTGCCAACATTTGTTTATGTAGTGCTATTTGTCTCTCATTTCGTTGAGACATTTGGCGTATCATAGCGATTTCAGCATGTAATGTTTGAACTATCTGTTGTCGCATAGCTGCAGAAGCGCCAACACCAATAGCTAAACTATCAGCCAATTGTACGGATTGAGAAGCCAGCTGTGTTTGAGATTGTAAAATAGACAATTCACCTTTAAGGCTATCAGACATTGCAGAACGAGCTTTAACAATATCCATCTCGATCTGGACTCTAGATTGTGCTACCTTGTTTAATTCAGTTTCAAAATTAATCTGATCTAATGTTTCAACGCCTTGCTTTTTCGCAAATTCTGCTGCAGTGGTTTGTTGTTCAGCAGATAAAGCCTCACCCTCATTTATCCTTTTACGAATTTCGGTTATATTATCTAATTGATTTTGGTATTTTTGAGATTGCGAAACTAAAGTATCCAAGAATCCTTGTAATTCTGTTTCTGGAACAGTACTAACCATTTGAGAGAATTGCAATACTGTATCAAATAGACCCTGCATAGACTGCGCTCGTTGACCTAAAGCTTCCACGGTTTGAAGCTCTTTAATCATATTCTCATTAATTGCTTGAATCAAAGACTCTTGAAGACGGTAATTTTCATTCGCATCACGAACATAATCAGCACCCTTCAAAACTGTTAAATTTTGTTCTTCCAATTTTTTAATCAGTTTTGTAGCTTCGTCGGCTTGTTGGGAAAGTTTATCTCTTTGTCCTTTGATTTCCACACGACGGGCTTCAGAAATATCTCCATTTTGAGATTCATAATCTATTTGAGATATCTGACCAAATATTTGTTCTCTTGCATTCTTTAATTCCCGTATTCCCTTTTTACCATCTCTACCTTGCTTAACAGCAAAATAATCCTGTCCTGCAAAATTAACACGATTTGCTTCAGTTGTAAGATCAGCAAACACTCGTTTATCCGCATCCCCCCTAGATTTTTCTGCTATCTTAAGACTATTTGTAATAGACAAAAACTCTTCTGCACTCACCGGCATTTGCCTAATACGATTTACCCCCGTCTCTATTTGCTTATCTGTTTCAATACGTTTTTTCTCATCTAAATCAGCTAATGTTTCTCTATTTAAAGTAGATATAAAATCAAGAGCTTGTTGTTTGCCTGCATCGTATTTTCCCGCAGTACCATCTACAACTCTTTGCTTTTCTTCTTCTCCTAATCCAACTAACTTCATTACACCATTATACAAATCGCCTGCATTAACAGCTAATCCAATTACCCCGCCAACAGCTGCCCCTACTGCAGTTCCAATACCAGGAATAATACTTCCCAAAGCAGCGCCACCAAGAGCATAAGATCCTGCTTCTGCTAATGTTCCTCCTACACTCAGCACTCCAGCTGTTCTATAATTACCTTTTTCATTCTGTTGTTCCGAAAGATAATCTAGACCATAACTAGCGCCCGTTAATGCCAAAGCAGGAAGTCCAAATCTTAATGATCCAGAACCAAGTTTAGCAAATGTTCCCATACCACCTGCACTAGCTGCTAAACCAGCACCTGCAGGCAACGAAGATGAGGCTCCCGCTGCATCTCTGGCAACTCCAGCACCTCTACCAAACATAGAGGCAATAGCTCCACCCGCTGTTAGTGCTTGACCGCCAATTGCCCACAATTTTCCGCCTACCCATATTGCAGACAAAATTTTCAACATGCTTATAAGTTTATCTACATGAGATACCGCCCATTTTACACCATTACCAAAAATCTCAAAAAACTTTTGTACTTGGGGTTGATTTTGTCTAAGCCAATTTGCAAATTCTTGTATGATTGGCATTAAAGTTTTTGCTAATATTAAGCCAATATTTTCAGTATGGCGTGAAAATTCTTGAAAAACTCTTTGTTGATCTTCTATTTCTCTTTGTCGTCTAGCATCTGCAGTGCTCATTTGCTGAGAACCATTGATATAAGTTTGTATGGTTTTGTATTCTGCAGCACTTATCTGCCCAATGGACAATAATCTTTGAGAAGCAAGGTTTATTCTTGCCTTATCACTTTTGTCTAATCTTTCTAACTCTGTTTGTAAATCAGGCATTTTTTGCAAAACGCCTTGTAATTTTCCAAACATACCTTCAATAGCATCCGATCCTGGACCAACTGCCTTTTGTATATTAGAAACTAATTTTTCAAAGCCACCTGCAGAAAACGTGCCAAAGCCTTGTTCATATTGTTTAAATAGCTTTATAGTTTCTTGACGTGTTAAAGCAAGTTGACCGCCCAAACGCGAAAGATTTCTTTCTAATTGCGTTATACCTATGCCGTAACGAGAACTAGCCGCAGCCCCTTCCAATAAATTTTTATTATATTTTTGTAATAAATCAACAGATTTTTGAGCAGCAGCAACAAACCCGGAAAAAGAAGCAAAACCTATAAGGGTTTGCAATGCTCTCTTTGCCCCTGAATCAAGCAATGCATAGCTTTTATATAATCCTTCAACTGCCACCTTATGAGACTGAGTACCCCTCTGCATGGTGCGGAAGGCATCAACATGAGAAGTAGCTAATTGCCCAATTGTATTAATTAATCCGGTAAAATCACGTTGCAATGTAGGATTAGCTTGGATTAAGCGTTGTAATTCAACGTAGATTTGCTGTATAGCAGCTCGACTTGGTTCAAAACCTTTTGCTACTAATTCTAGCTCAATTTGTCTACGTATTTGCTGATCCACAAATGATATATTCCCACAATAAATGAGGTTATCATTTATTTGTTAATTAATAAAAGATAACCTTTAACAATAGATTAAACTGTGCCTATTAATGCATCTAGTTGCAAACCTATAATATTAGCTATAGCTGGTTCTAATTGATAAACAGATTCTTTTGTGGCAGGAATTGGAGCGTCCTCATTTGCTTGATCTGTCAAATCCCAAGATTTTAACAATTCAGACATTCTGTTTAAACGTATTTCTAAGGGCTTAATTGTAATAAAATTCTCGCCAGTTGTAGAAATGCTACCTGCTATATCAACTAAATCTCCATAGCATGGTCTTTTAAAAAAAGCTGTATGTTCTCTAATAGTAGTTATATCAAGTGCTTTTTCCCAAATATCTAACAAATTTTCTTTTGTTGTTTCAGCCACAACACTATTGCCATCTTTTGTGAATCCATAGCAAAATGTTATTTTAACTTCTTCTTCTTTTTTAACTAGTATACTTCTCATTTTTGTCTCCTAATTTTGTTGTTTCTTAAATGCTTTTGCTAAAACATCTTTACCTTGACCACGTAATTTATACATAACACTTATTAAAGTAGTTAACATATCTACGTCTCTATATGGTAAATTTCTAATATAGTCTAATTGCCATCCAAACTCCAGTGCTAAAAAGAACTCACTGACAAACGGCGGTATCTGTCCTGCAGGATTTTCCCCCTGCAGAATGGATGATACCGCCGATACTATTTTCCCTCTTCTAAAGGATCTATAGAAACAGTCTGTTCAAACTTATCATATATCGCAGTCATTATATCTGGTGGCATCTTTCTCAAAAATGCTTCAGAAACAGGAACTTCTTCATCATCTATTTTTAAGTCCCAAGCCTCTATGAGCTTATTAATTCTCATATTTCTGTACTTATACCAATCCATAGTTGTTTGCCCAGTCATATCGTTAATTTGAGATGACTGACTAACTATCTCGTTCTGACTTTCCCATTCTGGAACTCTAAATTTCACATTTAAAACTTCGATATTCCCCTTTTTCTCTTCGATCATCTTCTTTGCTTTTTCATCATTAACTACACGAAATATCGTATCTCCTGACGGCAACTCTACTTCCGTGTAATATACCGTTACTGTAACAGTATGAGGTTTTTCAGACATAACATATTTACCAAGATTACCAGACATCTTTTATCTCCAAGTTAATATTCTTATTAGATTATCTACTGATAATAATCGACTGATTAAATACCAAAGATGTATTATTGACAAGCAATTAAAATACAAAGCCAACACCCTGAGAAATCGTTGAAATCTCATTGTCAGCGGGAAGGGAAGTCCAATCAATAGCAGTTTCAAATATATCGTCTGCTAAAGAAATCTCTTCTATTCTAAAAACTACATTAGGGATTTTAGCTAAAAAACCATCAATATCTATAGCACATGCACTAGTAGAACATCCAACACAGTAAGATTGATAACCAAATTCTACAACTGAATATTCATAACAACGTGCTGGATTATCAAGAGAATATTGTGCTAAGTTAGGATGTCTACCCATTAAAACTACTTTACCATCAATATCTCTATTTCTTGGAGATATATCTTTTACTTGTAAGATTCTGCGACCACTTGAAGTATAATATCTCTCTAAGCTGTTATTAACAGTAACTTCAAATTGCCTAATATATTCCCCACCAACACTAAATTGCGGAGTTCTTAAGGCTACTATAGCATTATCCCAAGTTGCAATTTTTCCATTAGGGATACTTTTTCGTTGAAAATTATAAAACTCTCTGCTTTTTCCAAAAATATTAACATTTATCCTGATAATATCTTCAGCTTTTACATTAAAATTAAATGTATTTACATAACAATCTAAAAATCTAAATGTACTATTTATGTTACTATGTTTAACCAGAATATTAAAAGGATCTAATCTACCATAATAATTACGTCTAGCAGTTAAATTCCACAAGGTTTCTGTTGGGTCTTCACCACGTACTGTATCATTGATAACAACAGGATATTCAATTGAACCTTCAATTTTTTCAGGTAGATATTGTATAACATTACGATCATAAAATATGTCGTATACATTTGGCTTGTTTACTTCTTGCGATAATTTTAAATCGCAAGAAGTAACACGAGCCTGATATAAATGAGAAGTGTTTTGTCCAATTAGACCATTAGAAATATTACCAACATCAAATTGGCAATATCCTATATAGCCCATTGGTACTGGGGGAGTACCAAATGCCATAGTTTGTTACAACAGAATATTAGGAAATAACCGTTCCACCAGTTTCCAAATAAGCTGGATCTTCTAAATCCAAATCATCTGGCAAGGAATGGAACTGTATAGTTGTTTCAAAAACATCATTGGTTAATGACATTTCTTCTATTCTGAAAACGCAATTTGGAACTTTTACCAAGAAAGTTGAGTTACATTGATCTCTGGTTAATTGATATCCAAATCTTACTACGCTTTCTTCGAAACAACGATCCTCATTGGTTCTTGCGTGCTCACCAAGTTCCTCATGACGACCTAATAATACAAATCTACCATCAATATCTCTCTTGCGTACCGCAATATCTTGTGGAGAAAGTAAACGATTTAATGTGTAATATCTTTCAGCATTGTTGTTGTAAGTAATTTCAAAACTTCTTACATATTCACCTGAAACATCGGGTGCACCTCTAGCTCCAATAATTTCCACCACAGCATCATTCCATGTAACTACACGAGTATTTGCTGGGAATCCTGGAGAGCTACGAAGCATTGGACCGATTGTATCTTTTTCACGAAAACGACCAATTAAACCGCTATTGATCATTACTCGGTCTGATTGTGCAACGCTAAATCTAAAGGTATTAACAAGACAATCGCGATAACGAAATTCTGAGAATTGGCTAGTATAACGTACAGCAAGATTAAAAACGTTAGTAGCGCGAAGTTGACCAAAACGACTGCCTGATGTTTCACGACCTACACAAGCACGATAGAGTCTAGCAGTGGGATCTACTCCCCCCTGTCTTTCCATTATTGCAGGATATTCAACACTACCCTCAACAACTTGTGGTCCAAGACGATAAGTGGAACGATCAAAACGACCGTCAATTGTATCTTCCTTTGAAACTTCTTGCATCAAACGAGGATCAGCTGACGTTGCTCTTACTACAACGCTCTGATCGGGAAATTCGTAGCGGACGAATCCGACGAATCCCATATATGCTGGAGGGGTTCCGAATGCCATATTATGCTGACTCCCTTTCGTTAGTCAATGTATTGTTCTGAGATTGTGTAACCGGCTTCTGCTGAGAGTCTAGCCCAATACAAAGGAACCGTTATCTGTTTCGCCTCTAAATATTGATCAACATTTGCATAACCGCCTTCAACAAGAACGTGGTTATTCAATTCACGCACAGCACCCAACAATAAAGTGGGAGACTGTAAAGTGTCAATGTTGATATTATATGTATCCCAGAAAGTTTTTAATAGGTCAACTTCCGGTTTGATAGATTGTAATAAAACAATCAGATAAACAGCATCAAATAAAAACTGTTTAGATGACAAAACGGTTTCTCTAGCATTAGCAAAAGCTACCGCTAAATCTCTGTATCCTGCACCTGAAATAACTGCCATATTTTTTTTCTCCCAACTTATGGGTTAATGAACCTAATCGTTTTTACCCTTGTTATAAATACAAATCCTTCTTTTTTATGTTAAAACGTCTACCGACAGGATACTTTTCCTATCGTCTACAACTTCTCTCAAAACACTATCTAAATTAATTACAAAAACTGAATTTGAATACCTTTGTGAGATTTCCAAGCATTTCTTAATTTTCTCTTCTTTTTTTTCTTTAGATAATAATAAATAGGATTCTACCTGATTTGCAATACTCTCTGGCGAACATATTCTATATTCATGACCATATTCGCCTATGAATGGAACCGATGAAATTTCGCACAAATTATCCGAAATTTCATATAAAATGTCTTTTGATGCCAATGTCATACCAAACATAGGGATACAACCACATGACATTGCCTCTAACACAGCCATCCCTACTAATGACTGACCAGCGGTGTCTACATACAAACAAGATTTGCTATAAATATCTCTTAAATAATCATCAGAAACACCATGAATTAAAGACGAATATTTACTCGGCAGTACAACACTATTTTCTACATCAAAACGTCTTATTAACTCAGGTATGTCATGTTCTCCAGCATCATCTATGTTAGTATGTAAAATTGCCTCAAATTCTATATTTCTCTCTTTTAAAAGTCTCAAAGATTGTAAAAAACATCCAATATTAGATAATTTATTATTACGTAAAGCTGCTGCAATTCTTAATTTAGAATAGTCTTTTTTGCCATCAAAAGTAAATTTATTCAAATCTATACCTGGATGAGCATAAAGATACGAAATATTACATTTTTCTATCGCTAATGCTGTTTCTTTATTTGTACAGATTGCATAATCAATTTCACTTAGTTCTTCTTTTATCTGCGGGGTAATAAAATGAGGAAGCATAGTTAAAATAGCCACCCATTTAAAACCCTTAGCATATTTTTGTTTTATAGCATGAATAAAAAATGTTTCTTTATAATCTCCAATAGTCAAAACTATATCAGGTTGGAAATTCTTTATTACGTCATAAACCTGATTAATCATTTTTTCCTGCAGATTAGATAAAGAATGTAATCTGCAGACTTTATGCGGATTTTCATAATAATATCTGGCATCTGATTCATCTACTAAAAAATAAGACGTGTCATGTAACCATACAGCACTTTCTACCGTATGATCCTGTGATTTTAGATGGTTAATAACAGAAGAGTTAATCTTTCCTAAACTAGTAAGCAAATACGGAGATGCTGATATAGTTAGTATTTTCATGGTTACTTAAGATGAGGATCGTTATTTTTAAAATCGACAGGAACCTCTTCTTTAGCAAACCATCTTATTGTAGCAGCTTGAAGCAATGTCCCTTTATTAGAAGTATTGCCCTGTACAATTTGTTTAGGCCAACTATTAAAAATAAACCTTTTAGGACGAATCGCAATTGAATTATTAACTACTGCAAAATTTTGACATGCTACAGGCGCAATTAATATTTCTGTTTCACTTAATATTCTCTGTACTCTAGTCTCTTCGCTTTTCCATCTATCTTCTATAATTAATCTTGCATCGCTTAATCGAGGATAACTCGATGCTGTATCAGTTAATTCAGTATTAAATATACTGGAATCTGCTACTCTTATTACTTCATCTCCTGTTAAAATATCTCCTGTAACAGAAGTCATATCGTAGTTGTCTACTAGCGGAAATATATTCTTTTTCAATCCTTCTTGAATAACTTTTGCTATTTTCCATACAAATCTGTATCCATCTTCTTTAGTAGCCGCCTCTACCAAAACTTGTAATTCAACATTATATTCTTCTTCTGTACTATCTAATGTCATCCAATCTGAATCTATACTTGTTCCATTAATGGTAATAGCAGGATAATCTCTAATTACATTTCTATCACCTATATAAATGCCTTCAACAAACATATTGTTGACTAATTTACGTAATACAATGCCCCTGTCAGTATCCCAATAATTCATGACGGGAGTGGCTAATCTAAGTGTTGTATTATCTAAAATTTCTTCAATGATTAAATTAGGTTCACCCTCTATAGGGTCTTCTATCATAACTTCATCACCGCTTTGAAATCTTTTGGTGCTATCAACATATAATAGAGTATCCCCTATATTCACATCAGCGTTAATTGGTGTGACTGTTTCGACCCAACGGCTAACTATTCTTCTAAGGGCATCAAGAATTTCTAACATTAATTAAACCCCTTTAAACATATCATCAACTATCTTATCTATATATCTATCTACTATTCCTTCCATTTCATCTTCTGCTGGGTCTTCATATAGTTGTTGTAACACGGATTGTTCGTATAAATCTTGTTGTCTAGCTTCGTATGAATTTTTAGATACTGTATTTCCTACTATGGTATTTTGGTCAGCACCTATACCTGGACCAATCCTTTGACCATCCTGAACAACAATATCTCCATTTTGCGAAGATAAATGATCTAACTTATCTGATATCTTTTGTAAGAAATTAATTTTATCACTCATATTATCCTAAATCATCAATATCGTGTTGCCCTTCTTGTCCGCGCGGCAAACCATATTGTTCAGAGATATATGGATTGTATAATCTTCTACCTACTCGTCTTGCACCTATAATATGCGTTCTACCATTTAACACGTTGTTAATCTTTTGACGAGCTTGTTTCCTTAATAATTTACCATATTCAGAAACATTTGGAGACGCTTCAGCAGAAAAATACTTATCAAACAGGTTAGCTGCAGCTAAACGAGACGCTACCCATCTAATTGGATCTGGAAATTTAATTTGAAGAAGACGAGAACCCGCAGGAAATGGATAAGATATAGCTTCGGCAGTACTAAACATTGCATTACCGAAAACTTCATCAATAGTATAACGTTCCTCTACATCTTCATACTTCAATATAATCTCATCGCCAGATGCTAAAGCACAAGCTCTTTTTAAAACAAGATATGAATTATAGTCTGATAAGTCCGATAGTAGCTTTGTTTCAAAAACAACTACTTCACAAAAAGGCACTGTATAGAGTTGATTAAAAGTAGAATCTATTTCTTCACTACTATCTTGTATATAGGAACGAACAATATCATCAGAAATTGTATTCTTATCTCTTACTTTACCGATTTGTAACAAATTTCTTTTAGCTTGACTTGTAGGATTAGTGGCGCTAGTTAGCGATTGTGCTAGGATATTATCAATATCTGATACGGAGCAATAAGCCATTCGTAATCATCCTATTAAATCCTCCATATCCTTTGCCTTTTTCTCTTTCTGCTTCATAAAAGTACGAGCAGCTTGTGTATTGCAGCCTTTTACTACGGCATTTCTAGGATCGGAGGCGTGTCTTATAGATCTAATTTCTATAGGCAAAGACAGCTCTCCTACTATATTTTGTACTTTCTTGCAAAATCCTTTAGGGGATGATGTACCACCAGCTAATACAATTTCTACGGGATATTCAAAGAGATTTTCGTTCTGTTTTGAACTGGCTTTAACCGCCTTGAATCTATCAGCAAACTTACTAAATACGAATTTAATAGCCTCTCCATAGTAGATATCTAATGCATATTCAACATCATCTTCCATGTTTGGCTCTTCTAAATTTAACTTCTTTTCTTTTATACGAGTTACATGACTAACATTAGTACTTGTTGCTTTCGCTACACTACTATCAATCCAGTCTCCAGATCTTGCAGCGGACATTGACAAACCTGGAATTTGTAGACCACGATATGCTGCTACCAAATTAACTCTGCCTGCACCAAAAGAAATACCTATCCCGCTGTAAGGAATTTCCTTACCTTCTTCTATTGAAACAGGATTTTCAGAAAGAATAACTGCATATCCCTCTTCGATGACAGAAACTTTCCATCCCAAGCTTTGGAAGATACCAGATAATCTACCTTTATGATAAGAAGAATCCACACTATCATCAACAGAAGGAGAAGATACGCATGTACAAACAACTGAATCTTCGGTTGGAGCTTTTCCTATACTTCTTCTTATCAAATCTGTTAATACCAAGAATTTCTTTTCTTCTCCCTGGTTAAGCACACCACCTTGTAATGGTCTGCGAAGTTCAATACCAGGAAACATATTTGCTACTCTTATACTATCTTCGCCAACAACGAAGAAAGAATCCTTATCTTTTATATATTGCCATCCATTTCTTTTCAGATGGTCTTCCATATCTTCTGTGTTCTGTAATTCAACAAACGCATTACGAGTAATTTTGATTGAAACATCATCAGGATTATCAGGACTAGATTCAGCAACCTGAAAAAACATTGTCCCAACATCAACGCCCAAAACTCTTGGCTTAACCATGACAACCTTCTCCTTTGACTGTTTATTTATCGACATTTTAAATCCTTTAATATAGGCTAATCATGATTAACCCAACATTTCATTTAGTTTCTTTAATCTCTCAGAAACAGAATCTTTAACAACCTTTTCTTCGTATTCTATATTGCCTTCTGTCTCTTTCATTTTGGCTTTAACTGTTTTAGCGTGAATCGAAGCTAATTTTTCATCATCAAGCTGGTAATCATTTTGCTCTGTTTCCTGAAAAACAGTATTATTCTGTTGTATGTACGTCGGATCATTTTGCGGCTGTACATTCTGAGATTCAGATATCTTTTTAAGGGCATCTACTAAATCTTGAGGTATTACTGGTGCCTGCGGCTGTGATTGAGAAATTTGACTTTGTATTTCTTGTTTTAAAACAGTTCTTATCTTTTCTATATCACTATCTGATATGCCGTTACTTGGCTGGCTAACAGGTATATTATCTTTTTTATTTTCTTCCCGTTTAGAAATATGTCTTGCCTCTATAATTCTCGCCTTAATTGCTTTTTTAAGATCTTTAGAATCTTCTATTTCACTGCGTTTACGTATTTTCTCTAAATCCAATGCTTTATTTGGACCTAAACTTATATTAAGATCTGATATGGTTATCTCTCTTGCGGGTTTTGTTATATTAATAATAAAGTACATTATATTATAATTACATATTATCTCATACGTAGCCTTGGCAATTTTGGCTTAGCAAATTTACAATCTATCCGATTCGTATTATGACAATGTGGGCATATAGAGATTATTTCCCCAGTAAAAAAATTAATCTCTACTCCCCCTTGAAAGTTTTTATGGCATTTCTCATTCCCGCAAATTAATATTATGGGGCTTATAGATTTAGGCTCGTTTTCTTCCGCCATTCATAGTTTTCCCGCGACGAATACGCAATATCGTTGCTGCAGCCAAACGAATAGGTTTATGGTCTTCGTTATAACGGGCAAGACCTCCATAAAATATATCGTAATACATATGAACATTGCTTTCCCCAGTAGTTCTACAAATATTATGACCCCAAGCCTTACCAGGCTGTACATTAGCAAAGTCTTTTATCTCATTCCAATGTTTCACAACAGAATCAGGAAACACCCCAGCAGGGATTGTGCCTTTTTCAATACATGTATGAGCAGTAAGTAACGATGATAAATCATTCAAAGCACTACGAGCTTTACTATGATATACTCTTACTAACTTTCTTCTGAGCAAAATTTTGCGTTCTAATTTGCAAACTTCAATTAGAAAATCTTCCTTTTGTCCTTTCAAATACAATTGATAAATACGAGAATATTCATCTTTCTTTTTAGATGGAACATGATGCATTTGCAATTTCTTTTGCAAAATCCTAGATTCTTCTTCTATTAAAGCAGTATTAATAGGATGAGGCAAAACAGGAGCATACAAAATCTGTAATATTCTCCCCCATCGCCATGAAAATCCATTCTTGACATTTGCTGCTGTCAAATTATCAAAAAAATCACGGTATGGCTTTCCTACAGATTTACTTTTATTTGCCGCAACTGCCGCCTGATGCTCAGCCACAGTTGAAGCCACAATATAAGAAGGTAGACCTAATGATTTTGCTATAGCATCTATCTTCATGCCTTTTTCAAATAAATCCCAAATGGCTAAACGTTGGCAAACGCTAGACAAACGAATAACCTTTATCTGTCGAATTGTATTTTCAACAAACTGTAATTCTACTTTAAGACTTTTAGCAATAGTCTCAGGATTCATCCCTTTTTCATGCATTTCGCAAATCGCCTTTTTATTTTGGCGATAAGGAATTAAATATGTATCCAGCACATTAACATCAATGATGCTTTTTAAATTACGTTCTCCATCAACATCAAACGCAATACTGGTACGTCCTTTTTGATAAAGAAAACTTGCTTTCTTTAAACGTGTTTGCTCGAAATCAGCTTCATTATCAGGAATAATCAACGCTTGTATCTGATCATTAGCTGCTTTTACGTAATAAGATAATGCTTCTGGTAAAAGCAAACCCAAGATATCAGATTCATTTGTTTTTTGAGTAGAAGGTTGCTGTTGAGCAGCTGCAATTATACTGTCTGCTTCTGCTTTAGCTTCATTATTTAAAACAGAAATAATCTCTTCTACCAAAGCCTCTGTATCTTTGAATTTTTGACTAGTAATTTCACGTATTTTTTGAGCGCGTTGCATTTTTTCGAGATAAGTCTGATCTCGTTGCAAACTATGCGTGTAAGACGCAGAACGAATAATTACACCCTCTTCTGTAACTTCTTCCTCATGCCGAAGTTTATAATGGATTTCCACACCACGTTTTGTCTCTTGATAGAGAGAGATTTCATGAGACTTACGGCGCTTTTCTCGTGTTCTAGAGCTCAAAGTACATTTGCCGATATGATAAGCAACAAAATTCTGAAGTTCTTCACATCCTGAAGAAAGAATTAATTTCAATAAATAAGACAACAAACCATCTTCTGTTCCCTGTGGAGAGTTGTTTGCTATTTCACTTAAGGCACTTATCATTCTTGGTTTTAATTCAGCAATTTTCTCGCGAGGCTGAAATACCGACATATATCCCGCTTGGTTCTCTATTCCCGTGAATTGGGATGTATCTTTAAGAGATAATTTATGAATATCTAAAGAAGCTCTAATTCTACTTGATAGATGCCTTGCTAAAGACACATCCTCAATATACCTACAGATATAATCAAACATTAAAACTTGAGGAAATCGAATAAAAAAGTTTAATCTTTGGTCTAGATTTCCTTCCTTCGGCGCAGAAAGAGCATATGCTACACCAGCAAGAGTGCCGTCATGAATCCGATCTCTATCGCTTCGATAACGCTTACTCTCTCCCATTTTTCTAACAAGAGAATCAAGAAATTTTTCATGTTTTCTAAGAAAGATTTCCCCAAGTGGACCCAAATTTACGTCCCACATTTCTTTTGCAGGAATTTCAATTGGGTCATTAAAACCTAAATACTCGCTACCAAAGAATTTAAAGACATGACTCTGTAGCCAATGGTCTGCGCGGGATTCGCCCAATAAAATTGTTGCTCTACGAGCAAACTCTGCCCTTTCAGAATCCCCCATCCAGTCTGACGGATATGGTTCGATTTCATCTTTATTATAGTTGTCTTTGATGTATCGGTCCATTGACTCAACTACATCAATAGCAACATCTTGCAGCTCATCCACAAGGGGTGAGTTGAAGCTTTCTACTTCCGCCATGACAACCTCTGGTTTGAGAATTATATCAACGAGCTAAGTCGTTGCAACTCTTCAAATCCCTCCAGAGTTATTCTGGAGATAAGCGAATCAATCCTACCTGTAGAAGCGAACTTAGTCAAGGAATTTTTTATGCTTTTTAAAGATTCTATGTGATTTTCGTAGCGAGCATAAGCCTGGAGAATTCTTCTCTGGAGAATCATGGCTCTCATCTTACGTTCTTTCTTCGCAATATCTCGCCAACGTAAATATTTATCTATGTGAGGCGGAATTTCATTATCAAAGAACCTTTCATAAATACTTCTAATATTATTTGCGCTTGTCATTCCATCAAAACGCTTTTTCCAAGTATTCTTAGCTGCCAAATACTTTTCTGGCGTATCTATTTTTGTTGTAGCCTGTTGTTCAGGTGTAAGAAATTCAAATCCGGGCCATGCAGCCTCTGTAATCTCATCCAAACTATGCTCATACCATTGTTTTCCTTTCCAAACTTCAGGTGGAGCGTTTTCTATTCTATTTATATCATCCTCACTAACTGGCTCTTTCATGCGCTTATGTATACCTACAACATCACGCCATAAATTACGTACTTCGCTTGGATAATCTTTGACTGTATTAAAAATAAATGGATACATTTTTGTCCAGTTCCAATTCATAGCATCCATCGCTTTTATCGCTACTTTATTATTTGGTTGAACAGAAGATTTTAAAATAGAAGAAGTCTGTCTAAGTTCTCTTAGAGTATTTTTAACAAATTCTGGCGATATATCTGTTTTTAATGGCAAATTTGGATCAACAGAAAATGCCCCAGGATTATTCTGATAATCAGCCGCAATTCTCTGCTGGATCTGGGGCCACTGTTGTTGTAATCTCTGAGAAATCTGTTCTGGATCAGTTATCCCTTGAGATCTCATATCGTGAATAGCTTCTTTAATACTACCTATCTGATAAAAATAAGGAATTAAAGCGTAACTTTTTACAAGACCCTTTAAAGACACACCCATATCGCTAAGATTTTTTCCCTGCCTTAATCCTATTTTTCCCTTTTTAGATTTAAATTTAACATTGAAATCATCGCTTTGCTGATTTTTAGCAATTTGATCGTATGCTTCTTTTTTCTTATCATAATTACCAGGTTGAATAATTTTTTCAACGTTATCAGTCGCAGCAGCCATAATAGACTGGAATACGTCTGCTACGCTTAAAACACCATCTTTTACTCCAGGAACAGACATATACGCAGGTTTGCCTTTATCATTGTAATATTTATAAAAATCCTCAAGAATATGGTTGCTCATCTGGCGTATACCAGTTATCTTATTGCTAACAACATTTTTTAGTACATTAAAGAAATCATTCATTTCGATTTCATTATAACTTCCTTTATCTGATATCTTACCTTGATCTTCTGATACTTGCCCACCTACCTCAGCTTTATCATCTTCTCCTACTTGACGATTAAGTAAATCAACTTCTTTTTTACGCTCATTCCACTTCTGATAAGTAGCGTTTGTACCAAAGTTCTTTGCTACACCAGCATAAAATCTTCCCAGTCCAGGTGGAAGATTTGGAGAAGAAAACAAAGATTGCATAGCATCAAGAATACTGTCTCTCTTTCCTGGTGCTGATTCTTGAAGCAGTTCAGAAAAAGCATTAATTGCCTTTGCATCTCCCTTATAGCTCAATAAATCATCTGTAGTAAGCCCGTATTCATTCAATAAATTGTTAACACGTTGATTAAACGCAGGGACACCCATTAACTCCTTTTGAGTTTCAGGCATAGTCAATAATGCTAAACGATTATCTCTTTTGGAAGGATCTGAACGTGGTCCAAGATATTCTGTAAGAAACAGATCTTTGAATCTACCAGCAGTTTCCTGATCTTTTGTAGCATAATAGACTCTTTGCGATAATTTGTCTAAAAATGGTTCATGCAATACAGTAAAGGTTTCTATCATTTTCTTTGCATGGCCCATCATTTCTCTTTGCAAAGCGGTTGCATCATCATTTACAACATTAGATTGAGAAAGCAACCGTTGTAAAGATGGATTAGATGGAGGAGATTTAAATTCCCTCTCATATGATTCTACAAGCGTAAGGATACTTTGTACTTTTTCAGGATCAGACAACCAATTATTAGGAATAGGCTGTTGAGTATTAAAATTTTGATACACCCAACTGGAAATTTGTTGACCTTCTTCTATCCCTTTACCGTAAAATTGTTCATGCTGCTGATTTACATTCTGTGCAAACTGTTCGGATTCTTCATCAGCAAAAAAATCCTTTATTTGTTCAGGAGTCTGAACAACTGGTTGTTGAGGGTTAGAAATAGGCGTAAACTGCTGTGTAGGTCCAGAAACAGGTTGAGCAGTTTTTTGTAAATTTCTGGCGATTATCTTTTTAATAAGTTGTTGTACCATATTCAGGTTCTCTTTCGATAACCTAATATTGCTTCTAAGAACCCTTGTTTCCTTCTATTTATGATTCGTTAAACAGCATATTTTCTATCAATAAATTCAACTAACGGATGACGAACTACATCTTCATAATTCATATGAATTATAGATATATCTTCATGACTATTTTCTAAACGTGACATCACATCAACTAATCCATTTGTTCCATTAATATCTGTTTGGGCAGGATCACCAGTTATAACGATTTTGCAATTCTCGCCCATTCTTGTTAAAAACATTCTAACTTGTTGTGGAATAGTATTTTGGAATTCATCCCCAACTACAAAAGCATCTTGAAATGTTATGCCTCTTTGAAATGCTAACGGAATTGTTTGTATTACACCAGCAGAAAATAGCGCCTCAATTTTCTTTTTATCATATACCCTAGTTAAAATATCAAATATAGCTATCATATAAGGGGCTATTTTATCATTAAAATCGCCTGGGAGAAAACCTAAGTTCTCTCCATAAGCTTCAACACAAGGTCTTGTAAAAATTAATCTACTATAGTTTCCGCGTAATACTTGTTGTAAACCATAAACAACTGGTATGTGAGTTTTACCTGATCCTGGCGGACCAGAAATAATTGTAAGCGTATTATCTTTTATAGATTTTAAAATAGACTTTTGGGATTCATTCTTAGCAGTCAATACAATATCGTGAGGTTTTTCAAATACACCATTATTTCCATTGGAAGCATTAACAAGACGATTTTTCTTAGACAAATTTATTCCTCCGAATTAGAATCAGAACGAACCAACAAAACTACTTCAGGATTATCTTTGCAAATTACAGCTTTAATCCCGCCTATGACATAAATTTTATGTTGAGCTGGAAAATCCTGTAAACTATAAATTATGTAATCCCACAAAGGCTTTGGTAAATAAACACTCTTCTTTTTTAAAACTTTACAACGAGACTCAATTAAATTGATATTGTATTCTTTTTGAATATAATCAATAATCGCATTTATTTTGTCCCTCATTTCTACGTCTATCCATCCACCACAATGTAAAGATGTATTTATTTTTTTACGTTGACTTGCTGATAAACTATCAAAAAGAATGTCTTTTTGATTTTTAGTTAAGCAACGTGTGAAGTGACGCCATTCCCCAAAACCTTTAAACAAATCTGATGAGGATTCAAAACTATTATCGAGAACTGTTTTTGTCATCGTAAAGTTCTCCTTCCTATATATTTTCATATTATAAATTTTATAATTCCCCTTCTTTATCTTTTTTACTTGTAGATTCAATGAGTTTAATATCTACGTGATAAGGGGTTGTCAATACAAGACAACGAATGTTATTTGTCATTACTAATTCTTTTAAATAACTATCTATACGATCTATTTCAGCTTGAATTTCTTCTGCCTGCATCTTGGCATCGCCAACCTTAATATGCAAAATCTTGCCGGTAAATTCTGAAAAGTCCACATCATCTTCTATATCCTGTAGCGTAGATTTTTTAGCTACTATTTTTTGTTTTATAGATGCTTTTTGTACAGAAGTGTTGTTTGAGGCAGAATTGGTCTTTACGTTTGTAATAGCCATTAAATTATCCTATTGAGCAATTCTTTATAATATTGTATTGTTTTTCCAAGACCATCTTTAAATGAAACCGAAGGAGTCCAACCTGTCATGTCTTTCATTTTATTTATATTTGCTAAAGTATGCTTGGATTCAACTACAGGATCTACATGAGTTGGTTGAATATCTGTTTTTAATTCATCGTTTATCATTTTAATGATGTCATTTACGCTAAAATTATACCCCCCCCCAATATTAAATGCTTCTCCAAAAACCTTCTCATTTTGAGTGTAAGCAGCACACAAATTCGCAGATATTACATCATCAACATATGTAAAATCTCTTGTCTGTAAACCATCTCCATAAACTAAAGGTTTCTCATTGTTTAATATTTTTGCAATAAATTTAGGAATAGCAGCTGCATAATCGCTTAACATGTTTTGCCGTGGTCCATAAACATTAAAGTATCTTAACGCGACAGTCTTTAATCCGTATAGTTTAAAAAATTGCTGTGTATATATATCGCCTGTTAATTTTTGCAATGCATAAGGAGAAAGAGGATTAGGAGACATTGTTTCAATTAACGGCAATTCTTTTTGATTACCATAAATTGATGAACTGGAAGAAAAAACAAATCTTTCTATTTGATCTTTATAATTTCTTGCCACATCTAAAAGATTAAGTGTTCCTACTATATTTGCTTCATTCGTAAGAACTGGCATCGCCACTGAATATTGAACTTTAGGTAAAGCAGCTAAATGAAATACTAAATTAATATTGTACTTTTGGAATACTTCTTCAACTTCTGCCCTGTTTCTTAAATCCCCTTTATAAAAAACATTGGGATCTGCATAGGTAATATTATCAATATCACCTGTTGACAAATTATCAAAAGCTATAACGTAATGATTAGGAAATATTCTTAGATGTTTAACTAGCTGGTGACCAATGAATCCAGCCGCTCCCGTAACCAATACATTAAACGTACCATCACCTTTATAATTACCGTCTTTGTAATACATTGTCTCTCCTACTCTTTCATATCGTCTAATATAAAGAGTATCGAGAAAAGTATCACACAAGAATCTAAAGGGAAATGAACTAATAAAATGAATAGATAAGTATTATGTTAATGCTCGATATTATTGATGACATTTTGATAACCCAAGACAAACAGAATTGTTTTTGCAAACTCTTTAGATTCTGGATGCAAGTTAATCTTGTACCAATTCGACTTTAACCATTCAGACATATCTTTTGTTTTTGCATAAGATATTGAAGCTGCCATCCAATCCGCAATCATTTCTCTTACATATTTTCTAGGCATAAAAAGAGGAACAATTGTGCCTGGTTCTACCCCTTTTCCACTTCTTGTTAACCAATATTCCCAATGATGCTTATTGGTATTTTGATGATGCAGCCAAGCTTTTGCAAAACCGTCAGGATTTGATTTATCCCCACCAAACCATTTTGCATAATCAATCGCTTCAGAAAACATAAATTTAGACCAATCATGAATAATCAGTCTAAAATATCCTACACCTAACTCTCTTCCACATTTAAATACATACCATTTGTGTTGCAAAACAATAAAATAATGTCGTAGCAAAAGCCAAATTAACGTTTTCTTGAAATGCATTGTGATAATGGGAAAAGATTATTGATTTCTGGAGATACGAGATGCCATTTCATCAGGGAAATTTATAATACGTTTTAAAAACGCAATATGAGACGGTATGTCACTTACAATAACTGGGTTTCTTGAAGACCAAGGATCTCCAATAGCTATGCCATTTAAAGATTCTAAATGAATTCCTATCCATGCTTTTCCTTTTGTCCCGTCTGAATATATAACTTCTTGTGGTTCATCGCATAAAATTAAACCAAGATATCCCTGTGAACATTTTGCAATATCGCCACGTTGAGGAACAGTATCACTCATTTTTCTCTCTGTAAAAGTCCAGTTATTTAATACAGCGTTTGAAAAACACATGACAATTTATTATATACCACTTCCAGAAAATAAATAACGAAACCAACGTGATCTTCCGCCAGGCAATGTATATTCAGGAGAAACAACAGCTCTATGTAACCCTCTATATGGGAAGTTTTTCTTCTGCTCTAACAATTTAAAGAGATATTCTTCATAATTCTTTTTAAGCCCCTCTAAATTCTTGATTACTTGTTCTGCCCTTTCAGGACCACCATAAAGTTCAGCAGGCTCTCTCCAATTTAAATTAAACATCAAGGTACGAATACCATCTACTGCAGCAGAATACAACACAGCTGCAATGTGTCTATCTGGTAAGGTAGCTAAATTATATCCAGTGACAGGCGGAAAAGAATTTACAACATGAAGACCATTACTAATAAATCTATCTAATTGATCATCAGAAAACCATCTAAAATTGTAAGTTGCCATTACAACTTCACTATCCATAAGCTCTTCATCAAATCTAACAGAACCCTTATTGAAGTCTATTGAATAACCTTCTGTAACAATATTATTGTTACGATAAATAGTTGTACCCCTCATCTGATTCCACAGAGGCTTTGTAAAATAAAATGTTCTATTATCACGAGAAGGTCTGGATGTTTCTTCATACATCGGATGGGCTTGAGCGCTATCTAATAATAACTCTAATGATTGCTTCATCAATAACAATTTACCACTGTACAACATCGTGTCTGTTGCATCTTCTGCAACAATTATATGTTGATAAGTTGAGAATTCTTCTCCATCAATAGTGTATGTCCAATTTACATTATACTTGCCGATTTCCTGATCTACTGCGATTTCCCAATCAAATACATAAATTCCTGTTTTAACTTTTTCTGGCGCATTAGAACTTACAACTTCTTCATTATCTGAATCTCTAACAATTGTATAAGTAATAGATTCAGGGTCTATTGCTGCTCCATCAAAATCACTAATTCTTATTATTACAGTTCCAATTGTGCCTTGTCTAAATACACCCCTAGTTTCAGTAGAGACTTGAGGTTTTGGAGAGGCTACGCCAAATGGTCCTATTTCTTGCGTAACATATTGTGGTTCATCACCAGAATTAGGAACAACTCGCCAACTAACTCTATAAACTATTCCATTAGAAGGATTGAAAGAGTATTCATATCTACCCACTGATGGATTCTCTACTGGTGTTCCAGAACTTACAATAACTGAACCACCTTCAGTCTTAATACCATATGTACCATCTTTTGAAGCCAATGTTACAGAATGGGCATTGGCGAGTACATCTTCTTCTTTGTATAATATAAATACTTTTTCGCTCACGATTTACTGCTCCCAGTTGTTATAGAAATCTTGGAAGGCTTATTTGGTATATGTGTTATACGAGTTGACGAGCCTATTTCTGCCCCAGTTGTTACAGAAATATTCTGCTCGTTATTTCCTAATTGGTTTACACCAATATCATCATTTGTCGAATGTCCGACTTGAATATTAAAACTATCTTTTCCATCTCCACCTGATTCCGTTTCTTCAGGATTGATTGATGATGATATTAAAACAGTCGAAGGATCTCCGATATCATAAAAAAATATTCCTCCCCGAAATCCTTCAGTAAAATTATCATAAGTCCATAAATATAAACCATCCCCAATTTCAACAAAACCCGTATTTATCACAGAACCGTAAGGATTACCATCTGTATCTATTAATTGTGCGCGTAGATCAAGACCTTCATCCCCAATAGCTAAACTATAAGATAAAGTATAAGCCATACATGCTTATTTCAAGTCTGTATTAGCTTATCCTTTATCTTATCCTTTATCTTATAAGTTAGTTATCTTCCTTATTTTTCTTATTCTTTTTTCTCTGTAGACGATTCTTCAAGTATTAATGGTTTTAAAGCAACCATATCAGCGGGACTAAACTCACATTTAGTTCTAACTAAATCCTCTAATTTAATTGTTCTTATTGATAAATCTTCTTCTTTTTTAAGAAATTCATCAAATTCGTCCATAAAAACTTTTATGTTTTCATTTTTAACTTGCATTAAACCACGTTCATTTATTGCACCATATTTCTCAATCAAACCTAATCTAGACTTCTCAATGGCAATAAATATCGGTTGTAATACACTAATATTTAATGACATATCATAAGCCGCCTGAGCAGAGAATTTTTCCTTTGAAGCATTCTCAACAGACAATCTCATATCTAAAATTTGACGTAACGTTAATTTCATATTAAACCTCTTTCACGAGATATATTTTGTACGCAAGAAAAAAGAGAATTTAGCGCACTTGCTAACTCAGGATTATTGCTTGCTTCTAAAAACAAATCATCTACAGAAAATTTAATTATCTTAGGACCAATCTCAACCGCACCATATTCATCAATTTCAATATACGGAGTTAGTGTAATATCTACTTTAACGGTTTTATTTGGTCCAGCAGATCTTGTTCTTAAATTCATCCAATATTTATCATATACTTTCTCAGGAATAACTAACGGATTTTCACCAGTAATCGGCATAATAATCTCCTATTTTTTTATTATCGACTTAATATTTATTGTTAACCTAAAACATATTTTTAAGGTAAGATTATATATAATTATCTTGATTTATTATGCAGTTTTTGTTTGTATATGCTGGAACATATAAATAAAAAATATATAATAGAATGATATATCTCATTACGTCCCATAAAAATATCTCCCCCTAACGGAGAATACTTCGTGACATAATGTCACGAAGTATAGTATATTTAATTTACCAGTAATACATTAAAGTCGCTTAAATTAAACCTTTTTCGCGAACAATGCGTTGAACACAAGAAAAAAAGAATTCTCATCGTTTGAGCAAGTTCGATATCTTGAGAGGTATTTGAAGTATCTGTGCATGTTGTTTGACTGGTCTCAATAGTACTATGATTTGAGTGATCATAACCAGATTCAGTTTCAAAAAATAAAATTTAAAACCGTATCATATATTTATTTCGCCTCATACCATATAATCGACCAATTTCTGCCGGAGATAATGCATAGTTAAATACCATCGTCTCATCAATCAAACCCGCCCAAATGCCCGCCGCTGCTAAAGAATTTGTTGGCGTACTTATCTGCCGCCTTGATCGCGGAAAGAGTGTCAGACATTAATTCAACAACGGAGTATCCTTTCAGTCCGTCAAAGCCAAGACCCGGCAAATGTAAGATTTCTCTTGCTTCAACTGGCACCCACTTTGACCGTCCGTCAACTTCTATTTCAACTGCATACCACGTGCGTAGAGTGCCGCTGCTGTCTGGTGCTCGAAACGGTTGCACCCGATCCGGCATCAAGTTGTAAAGAGCTTTCGGACGGCTACCGGAATACTCAATACGTGCGTATCCGTTTCCCCAGCCTACAGCGTGACTCTCTAACGTTTCCCAAAACGTGAACGGAATAACAAGATCATTGATTTCATCATTGACGATCCACGATAACGGGTGATCTTGTTTGTCTCTTTTCTCGCCAGTTTTTTTGTAGACGTGTTTCGGCAGTGCCGCGAACGCTTCAGACAAGAAACGTAAACCGGAATAGAAAGCCGGTATCGTCAATGCTGAAGCCGAATTCATCGGTAAGCCGTACTGAGAAAGCGGATCACCAATAAGATTAGTTGTGGTGACTGTAGTTACAAATTCTTCTTTGTTATCGTTAGACATAAGCTATTAAACCGTCCATATTTTGTTCCACGTCGTCACTGACTCTTAGCATTGCTCGTGCTATTCCAATGATTGTGGCTACTATTCCATCTACTTTGTATTTATTACTACCGTGATATCTGCCTTTTGCCTTTGGCTTAACTGGTCTAATATTTCCGTGGCGATCCGATTCCACTTCAACATTACCGGCCATCCACCGCATACACGGATTATTTTGAATCACGATTTGCTTAGTCGTGAGCCGTCTTTCAAACTCTTTGCAAGCGGTACTCATTGCCAGATATGATTGATACACCGGCACTGTTGTAATACCGGCATTATCGAGCTTGGCCGTAATCTGATTTGCGTTATACGGATCAAAGCCGAATTCAATGATTGGATTCGTGACCGCGAGATTCATCACTTCATCAACAATGAAATCGTGGTCAATGACTTCGGCTTTTGGTATCTCGATTATGTGACCGTCTTTTACCCACTGTCGGTAATCTATGCCGTCTTCTTTGCTCCTCTTATCAACTTGCATTTCCGGCATGTACAGACGTGGCACCACGTACCACTTATCGGCTTGCGGATAGATCGTAATCAGAGCCGTGATATCGTGTATCTCTGACAAATCGAGAGCGACAATACACGGCTGTTTGTCGAATTGCTTTTCGTCAAACTTGGCTACGCACGAATCATAAAGACCCAGTGACAACCAACGTGTTTGTTGTTCCGTCCACTGATTGAGATACAGACGACGAAAGACGTTTTCGAGTGCTGGTGTTTCTTTCGCCTTGATACATTCTTGGTGGTAGAATTCTTCCGGCACCGTTACGCCAAGTGACGGATTGGCTTTGTACCACGTCTTCGGATCATCCCACGCATCTTTAGCACCCGCCGCAAAGATAGCCGCATAGAACGTGTCGTCTTCGCTCTCGCCTTTCAGTGTCTTTACTGCCGTGTTGTGAAGCTCGCGGCAGATTGTTTCATCGCCGCCGTAACCGGCTGTAGTGATAACAATGTTGAGTGGTTGCCGTCTGGCACCTTGCGAGCTTGTGAGTGCGTCCCACAACTCGCGATCCGGTTGCTCGTGCATTTCGTCAAAGATCAAACCACTGACAGAGAATCCCATTTTGCCTTTTGGCTTGCCCGACAAGCAACGTAAGACACTATTTGACTTCGGGTGTTCGATATGCCAGCGGCAGATTTTCAGACGCTTAGAAAGCTCCGCACTGGCGGATATGATCTTCTTTGCGTTGTCGAATGTGATTGATGCTTGTTGTGTGTTGTTGGCCGCTGAGTAAACTTCCGCTCCTTGCTCATTATCCGCAAGCAACAAATACAAACCAATACCAGAAGCAAAGAAGCTCTTACCGGCCTTACGTGGTACTTCGATGTAGACGGTGCGGTAACGACGTAGATCGTCGCTCTTTCGTTTCCAACCGAATATGTCGCGGAGTATCTTTCTTTGCCACGGCAACAGTTTGAAGCGTTGCCCGGCATACTCGCCTTTCCAGTGAACTAATAGCGTTTCAAAGAATCTGCAAACTCGATCCGCCGCTTGATTGTCAAAGTAATACTTATCTTGATCGACCGTCATTAACTGCTATTCGCCTCATACTTATTTGCCTTTCGCTTAAAAGAAATCTGTGTCGTCTTTGTCGTTGTCAACGTCCAAGAGAAAGCGTGATCGTGCTGTCGGAGTTAATCCGAATTCCGATAGCAACGGTCTAATTCTTTCCCACGCTTGATTGATCAATGTATGTGCCGGATGCTTAATTAGCTCGCCTTTTTGACCGATTAAGAAATCTCCGTCTTTGGCGATTGCATCTTCAGCACGTCGATACACGGCCCAACTCTCGCATAGAATCATCAACGAGTAGTAATCGGAGTGACTAACGATCCGCTGTGGTCCCAATATTTCCACGAGACGTTTCCACGCTTTGGCCGCTTCGCCTTTGAAATGCTTTGGCGGTTTCATTTCTACTTGTTCATCTAATGCAAACGGGTTTGGTTTTCTGCCTTTCATTTCGTCAATTCCGTTCAAAACTGCTAAATAACCGTATGAAAACTGAAGAGACCACGATTCGGTCCCCGTCTTTTGAGCCTAAAAGTTTTGGACCGCCTACCCCATATTTGATCTCACTTTTTATACTGGATTCATTCGATTTCATTTGTTTTATTCCAATTCTCACGTTGTTTTACCTTTCGCTTTCCGTTCCGATGCTGATTTGATTGAATGACACCACTTGCACAACGCTTGGCAATTGGATCGTTCAAGCTCTAAGTGTGGTGCGTCTTTACGTGGTATGATGTGATCTACTTCGTATGCGTAATTATCATTGCAGATATTGCATACTGGCTGCTCACCTATCACTTGATTACGTAACGCTTGCCACGCTTTGGATCGGTAGAATTGCTTAGCTGTTGTGTCTCTTGTCGTCTTGTCCCACAACGCTTGATACTCTTGATATGTTTTCTCGCCTCTCTGCTCGTGTCTCTCACAGTAGCGATGCTCGGTATAGTTTGGACAACCGGGCCACTTACATGATCTCTTTGGCATTATGTGGTAAACGTCTTAATACAATCCAATATCCATATTGCTTTGAATTTGTTTGCTGCTCCGCTGGTCGGTGTTACAACAACTTCCGCTTGATACTTGATACCGTTTCCACCTACCGGCCAATTCGTACCGGCTGCATACCAAACGAAGTCCCACCCGATATCATCTTCAGTCCAACCGTTATTTGTTTGGAGCGAATCCTTAACTGAGACTGTTTTATCAAGCGTACCTGTTGATATCTGAGTTTCAGTATCAAGCCGTGTTACTCTGTAAGTAATACTCTCAACAGTTGCTTGTGTAATGTAGTCGTCTTCAATATCTGTTAGTCTGCCTAACAATGCTGCGGCACTGCCTTGTATCACCGTGCCGTAATAAATCATTACTTTCATAAACTCTTGTACCTCTAAATACTCACCACTTGAGCCGCTTTGGTGCCGGGTGTATATGTACTGCTCTTGCGTGATCCGACTGTAAATACCTCTTGTTTCTGCGTTCCAACAACGTGCAAATCTTGTGTCTGTGGTCCGGCAATGTGAATATCTTTGTCCGACGTGACGGGAAAGACGGCTAATTCATTTGCTCCACTGATATGTATATCGGATGCAACAAAATCAATCGGTAATCCGTCTGCCTTTGGATCGAGTAGAAATCGGTGCCAATCATACAACGTGAAATTTGCCCACTCATCAAGCGTAAATGTTTTCCAATCCTTTAGCATTCTCACTGACTCCGTTTAGTACGCGAATGAATGTTCTGAACCACCGCCGCCAGTACATTCGCTTTGACCGGCTCCAATGTCTGTATAAGAGACAGTTGGATTTGGTGAGCCGTAACCGCTCTGCAACTGTAAGAATGACTGTTGAATGTTCTTAGCTTCGCTTGACGTGATACTAAAATCTCCGTCGTCTGGATCTGCCCACGGTGTTGTATTGGCCGAATATGTTATTGATCCGCGAATGAGTAAATGATTGAACGTGGATGTAGTATCATTACCGATTTCACCGTCACCATTAGCCATTGTTCCAGAACCGAAACCACAATTGGAAATGATTCCATTTCTTAGATCACTTGCGGCGGTATTTATGTTAATTCCCCACCCACCATTAGCTACGAGATTACAACTCTCAATCACTACGCTTGTTGGTACTGTGAATTCCATAATGATTCCGTCACCACCGTTATTATAACTATCACAATTCATTAACATTGTACTGGCACAATCAATATTGAATCCGTGTGATCCATTTGAATCTGCAATACATTGAATGAACGATGAGCCGTCAGTAATGTGAAAACCCATTGCGTTAGCAGTTGCATTATCGTGGCTAATACATCTAACGAAATGACCTTCGATTGCTGCCGTCGTAAATCCACCATGATTAGCCGTATTGCTTTGATTGCAATCGTAAGCTTCGCATTCGTAGAACGTGCAATGATCCGCCGCACTGGTGATTTGAAATCCGGTTGTTCGTACTGAGAACGCACGACAATTAATTAATATGTTGTTGGCCGCTTGTACTGAGAACCCAACGTTAGCCGTTCCAGCGTTTCCGTTTTGTGATACATCGTGACGAAGAAATGTTGAATCTTCGCCAGTTATCGCGAACATCTGAAATGATGATCCGGTAGCTGGACCTTGATAATGTACACGTCCGAGACCGTCACCCGGAGTTACTGAATACGGCTCGAAAATAGTTGGACCGTCTAACGATCTGGCAATGACTGCGGTAATCGAATAAGTACCCGCCGCGATATTCACACGTGGCGTGTCACCACTCGTATTGGTCGTGTTTAGATCAACTATGTTATACGGAACGTCGATAGCTCCGGTTGGCGGTGCCCACGCTCCACCAACACGTAAGTTTCTTGTGAGTGCTCCGGTTGATACTGCTGATCCGCCGTCTGCCGTTGTTGAGACGGTGATTGTGGTAGAAGTGACTGCGGTAATTCTCGCAATGTAGCCGGTGAATGTTGCCGCATTCGTGTGAACCGATGCGAACATTCCAACAGTCACACCGTCACTTGATGGATTGCCGCTTGCGACAGTAAACACTTTTGTCGTGTTGTCCCATGATCCGTTTGTGTAACTGGCAAAAGCCGCGTCTGTATTTGTTGATCCGGCATTAAGTGCTGATCCACCGGAGCGAATGTAAAATTCTGTGTATGCCATTTTTTATTTCATATTCTCCGTTCTTATGTTCTCACAACTTCAAGCGTGATTGATACTTTTTCCACGTCTGCCGCTGAATCAACAATGAATTCCAAAATGTCACCGGCTGTAATGCTGGTGGTCCATGTTGACAAATTGATATCACGGTTCTTTTGTACCGACGATAGACTTGGTTTTTCTGATCCCGCGATTGATGATGTTGTTGGATAGCTCGCGTAATCAGACTTCTTAACATCGACAACAATATCTCCGGTTTGATCCGCTATGATAGTCCAACTCGTGACTGTGCAATCAAACGGAATTGTTAGAAAGTGTTTTTGACCGGTTGTGATTGCAGAGCCGCCGCCGTCGATATCAAATACGATACGCTCTGTTAAACCTACAATTGTGTTAGTGCCAGTAAGTGTTAGACTTGATGTAATCTCTAACTCTGCTGCTTCAACGAATCCACCGAATATTGCATCATCGGACGTGTCTATTTCGCCGACAAATTGACCATTGATTGTTCCAGTAATAGACACATTACCAGTGCGACCAACAGTAAATTTTGAACTACCTCCCACCTTAGCATCGATCAAATAATGATTGCCGCTACCTATTGCAGTCTCAGTACGATTAATTAAAAGATCAGTACCGCCAGCACTACCTGATTGATTATAAGTTGGAACGATACCAACAGTAACATTGATACCTGTACTGGTCGCGGCCATATTAACAGATTCACCTACCGTGAATAATGAATGAGTACCGCTGCTATTTGCTTTATTTGCAGTATATCTGATTCTCAGTCCAGTAGTGTTGGTGCCATTATCGGCTTGAACATCGAATGTGGTGTTAATGCTCATTCTGCGGAAACCATTCGATGCAATACCGCCATTGGAGATAATACATTGTTGGCTACCACCACCGTAAAATGTTACACCCGATACTGACGTGCCCGGATTATTTTCATACATACCGGCAGCGTTTGTGCCGCTTTCAAATGCAATACCTAACCCAGTTGTTGAAGCAGAGCCACCCGGAACTTTTAAAGTTCCATTGAATGTAATTGCTTGATTTGTATCAATTGTTGATCCAAGAAATGCTAATTTATCTAAGCCGCCATCCGCATAGATCGCGTGAGTTTGTCCGTTCGTTTCGACACGAAAATCATAATCGTTTGACCCTTCATTTATGACCAGATCGTTTGCATTTGCTTGTAATTTATCGACGCCATTGACGGTAATTCGAACTGTCGATGCTCCATTGACGACCGTTCCAGTTCCGGCTTTTTGAATGGCTACGTTGTTGAATGTTGGTGCTGTCGTATCTGATCCAAACCAAAGACCAGCATAATAAGTTCCTGCCGAATCAATATAAGTAAATAGTGCTTGTCCACCGAAACTTCCGCCGGTTACTGTCGAATTGAAAACTGCATTACCTGCTACCGTCAGTGGCTGAAGACCTGTAGTAGTTCCGATTAAAACACGATCATTTCCTCCGTCAACGAATAACATTTCAGCGTTGCCATTTGATTCAACCCGAAAATCCACATCGTTTGATGCTTCATTAAATACGATTGCAGTTGATCTAAAATCTGCGATAACACCAGGAGAACTAGTACCAATTTGAACTGCATTCAATCCCGCATCCAGCAATAGCAAATTCGATGCTGTTGTTCCTGACATAATGATATCACTATCAATTTGGCTGTCATTTATAAATATTGCTCCATCGAATCCACCAGTTCCGCTACTTCCTTTTGTACCAGCATTGATAGATATATATCCTCCGTCTCCTGCAGTAGTACCTCCTGAACCACCCGATCCAGCCATTATCACAATAGAACCAGCTTGACCACCAGCAGCAAGAGTAGAAGCTCCTCCATTTCCAGAATATATCCCTATATACCCGCCTTCTCCAGCGTTTGAACTTGTGTTTGTAGCAGATCCGCCATTACCAGATTGTAAAGATATTGAGCCAGCTCCCCCTGCTGATGCGGAAGTTCCAGTTGTGCCTCCTCCTGTTCCAGAATATATATAAACACCAGTGCCATAGCCAGCCGCTGTACTATTAGCAGTTGTACTCCCACCATAGCCTCCTATAATCTGAAAATCATCTAATGTATCACCAGGCCCAACAGTCGTATAATTGTTGGTAATCTGATACATTGCTATTGGAGTATTTATCCCACCTATCAGCAACTCTCTTTCAGATCCAACAGCACTAAATCCATTTGGATTAAATTCTAAACCATCACCTGTGCCAGCAGGCGTCAATCCGATTGTTAAAGGGTAATTTGGATCAGGAAAATTCGCACCATTCCAGAACGTAGCATGAGAGTCGGTAGTAGATGCAGTATTATCCGAACCATTACCTATAATCCATGCTTCGTCAGGTATGGAACCAAAACCGCCTTCTAAAATTACCCTTTCTCTAAAGGTATATGTTTTTCTCTCTTTAAATGCTGCTGCCATATTATAACTTTACTAAAGGATCTCCTATTGCCTGCAATCTATCCGTATTCCTGCTATACCAAGCACACTCGATAAATGTATATCCTTTTTCCCATAACCCCCAAAACAAACCACTTGTAACTCCACCTAAAAATGGTTCATCAGTATGAGTTACAGCACCAACTGGCGTATTTGAATAAGCAGTTCCTCCAAAAGCATTTGAAGAAAACCAATCTATAAAATTGCCTTGAAATACTGATCGTTGTCCGTTAAAACTTTCTACTGTTCTAATTAGATACCAACTACTATTTCCAGTAAAAACTACACTTCCATTATTCGCATAATTACCTCCCATACCTCCATTAGCTCCCCAACATAAATAGCCTCTTACGTTTGAACAGTTAGTTAAATGCGCAACTGCTGACGTGGTAATAGATATAGTTAAGTTTTCATCTCTAATATACGCAGTATCTGGCGTCTCAAATACACTGCCATAAACTGCTTGATATTCATCTATAAAATACCCCCCTGTAGCAGTAATACCCGCATCTGTACCTGAAACAACGACATTAGAATCGTATGCATTTGCTATTTTATCAATATATGCTTCGCAATCAGCTTCAGTTCCTAATGCTAAAGAAGTTATTAAGGCAGTTGCTCCCTGATATTGCCCTAATGAAAAATTGTTTTTAACTGAAGTCATATGGTTATAAGCATCACCAGTTCTAGTTCCCAATGTGCTTAATGCACTATATAGTAGATATTGAACGCTAGGATTGCCTATCCATGTTAAATTAGGAGTGCTGGTTCGAGATGGAATATCAGGCATTAAAATTATATATCTAATAAATTTATCATTAGTATCTATCCAATCTAAAATAGGATCTCTTATATCTGTTTCAAAATCTTCTAGTGTTATTAATTCTGAGGTCGTACACGTTATACTCATTACATTAGCAGTAGCCATACCTGGTCTATTTGCTATATAATAATCTTTTATATTCTCGCTAAATCCTGATGAAGATGTATTCCAAACAATAAGAACATGTTCCGAAACATCTAATGTATCTGGAGTCCATACTTCTGTTACACTTATGTCCGTATTGGTAGAATTGGTCAAAGAGATATTTTTAGTTCTAGATGGTTCAAAAGTTGTTGCCTGCGATACACCACGAATTGTAAAAGTACCATCATCAACATATTCAACCAAACCATCTTGTGTGACAGTTGCTTTTGTTTCGTCTAAAGATGATAAAACAACAACAGGAAGAGTTCCACTAATAACACTTCTTTGTGGAACTATATATATTTTCCATTGCGTACCATTAGTAGCACCAGTTTCAGTAATAGTTTCTCTATTAACATCTAAAATTTGATCATTATCAGAAGACGATCCACCTGGATCTAGAACCAGAGGATCTGTTGGTTCTACAACCAATACAAACTCATAACCAGGTACATATCCACCAATGTGAGGCATAAAATTACGTAGTTGGGACTAAAAATCCTGTTACAACAAAATATCCAGTATGTGCTGATGCTGTTGAAGCTGTACTTATGCTTGCGGCAATATTAGTACTAGCTGCTATATCGCCCGTTTCATCATCCGATATACTTCTTGCACCAGCGGAATTAGAAGTACTTAATGTAGGACCAAAATATTCATCATCATCGCTTGTATTACCGAATTTAACATACGGTGCTGTACCAGGGGTTGTAATTGCGGATGTTACAACTTCCATAGTATCAATGAAAAATACATACCCAGTTGGAACCGTAAATATAGTTGTCTGTGCTACTGTTTTAAAATTTACAATATCTGATCTAATTGCATATTTATTTAGAACTATTGCATCGGTCCCTAACGTAATTGCCGCATTAAGGAAACTTGTTGCAATAATAGATCCAACAACATGAAGCTTAGCTTGCGGAGAAGAAGTTCCCATACCGACTCTATCATTTGCAGCATCGGTCATAATTAGATTAGGGTCGCCTACACCTTGAATATGAGTGTCTGTATCTAATCCAGAATCATTGATGATTACCTGACCGTTGACGGCACTTCCTCCACCACTTCCTGCTTCATTAGCCTGGATTAGAACCCAACCACCTCCTCCCTTATCGCCAGATGAGCTATTACCTCCAGCTCCAGCTTGAATAGTTAACCAACCGCCATTACCAGCATTCGATCCTGTACCAGTAGCATTGGCTCCCTCTCCTGGGTATATAGATATCCATGCTCCGTTACCAGCATTTGTAGCATTTGCAGTTGTTGCTCCACCTGATGCGGCTTGAATTACAAAATCGTCAGGCGACATACCTGTTGGAGCATTGCCTTGAATAATTGATGAATTGTAATAATCTAAATTTAAAGACACACCATGTAATGAAACTCCTAGTGTAGTGATATCAATGATTAAATTCCCGCCCACCGTAATGCCTAGATTATCAGCACCAACCAGGTATATACCAGTGTTAGAGTCACTTGAAAAACTATATGTAGGATTGGTATTTGATCCATTTGATAAAAGAAGTGGATCTGGTATTGCCCCTGAATAACCAGATCTCCCTGAATACCCTGAGTAACCACTTATACCAGAGTAAGCTGAATATCCACTATATCCTGATCTTCCAGAATATCCGCTGTAACCTGAGATACCGGAATATGCACTATATCCACTGTAACCAGAAATACCACTATAGCCAGAATATGCTGAATAACCACTATAGCCTGAAATACCGCTGTATGCACTGTAACCCGAATAACCACTTGATCCTGAGTAAGCACTATAACCACTGTATCCTGAGATACCTGAATAAGCGCT